ACCAATAATTAAAATAATACCCATATTAGCTTATCATTATTCTAAAGATGTTATTAAAGGCAGATGGCCAGAAGGGGAAGAGACAATTAAGAAAGATCCATATTGGGCTTATTATTATTCTAGAGATGTTATTAAAGGTAGATGGCCAGAAGCAGAAGAAGCAATTAAGAAAGATTCAGAATGGGCTTATAGTTACGCCAAAGATATTATTAAAGGTAGATGGCCAGAAGCAGAAGAAGCAATTAAGAAAAATCTATCTTTGGTTTATTTGTATTCTTTGTATGTAATCAAAGGCAGGTGGCCAGAAGCAGAAGAAGCAATTAAGAAAGATCCAGTATGGGCTTATTATTATTCTAAAGATGTTATTAAAGGTAGATGGTCAGAAGGGGAAGAAGCAATTAAGAAAGACCCAGGATGGGCTTATCAATACGTTAAAGATGTAATCAAAGGTAGATGGCCAGATGGGGAAGAGGAAGTAATTAAGAAAGATCCGTATTGGGCTTATTGGTATTCTTTAAATGTAATCAAAGGCAGATGGTTAGAAGCAGAAGAAGCAATTAAGAAAGATCCACATTGGGCTTATGAATATTCTGTAGATGTAATCAAAGGCAGATGGCCAGAGGGAGAGGAAGCAATTAAGAAAAGTAAATATTGGGAATCATATAAAAAATATTTTAAGATAGCAGAATCAAGAATAACAGAGTCAGAAGAAATCGACTTTGGAATCGTAGATGACGATAAGAATATAACTGAGAAAGATGTTGATGAAATTTTAGCTGATATATCTAATCCAAAACATTTACCAACGATCAAGATAATACCAAATTTAGCCTATCTATATGCTAAATGGATTATTAAAGGTAGATGGTCAGAGGGTGAAGAAGCAATTAAGAAAGATCCTGAATCTGCTTATAGATATGCTTTAGATGTTGTAAAAGATAGATGGCCAGAAGGTGAAAATGCAATCAATTCTGATCCAGTATTAAATTATGCATACAATTCTTGGCTTGTTGATGGTGTTGAAGTGGTTGGTCCATTTAGTAAATTTTTCAACGATTAAACCAAAAGATACAATCAAATATATTATATGAATTTTTATTCAACATCGCCACGTGAACCAAACTCAATGGGTCCAGTACAATACAAGTACCAACCGTTTTCTATTTGTGTTCGTGTTTTACCTTCTAGTGGGTATGGTCGTAGAATGGAATACATATCATCTTTAAATATGATTGCATCAAAAATCTATAACACAATACAAAATGATTTAGTCGCTGCTGGTATAACAGTGTCTGTTCCGTTTTTGTTGACTCCACAGATTGGAAATAATCCAGCAAGAATAACATTTAGTGGGTTTGCAACTCCAGTTACTGCTGAAAATATTTCTCCATTGACCCCAACTGCAACGGTAATACATAGTGGAACGATTTTTAACGAAAAAACATCGGTAAAAACATCATATCAAGGCAATCAGGGATTGGGTGACAAACCAACTGCAACCGTGATAGCTAGAGTGTCTACATTAAAAACGGCAATATTAGCTGTATACCCAGGTCTTGATGTTGTTTATGTTAATTATAATGGGGTTAGATTTGGGAGTTTCCCTGGCAAGAAGGGATTCTTTAATCTACCATAATCATATGGCAATACTCGGCCCAACAAATTTACCGACTGTGTTGAAAGTTGCATCTGAACAGATGAAGTTTCATGCCTTATCTCAGCTTGGATTTCCAGTCGTCAATGTTGATTTGACAGAACAACAATTAGAACAAATAATTCGTTCAACTGGTGATTGGATAGCTGGATATTTTCCTCTTGAATCTAAATATGCGTTTTTCATGACTAAACCATTAGAATCTGAGTATCCAGTTCCGACTGATGCATGGTGGATAAAATCTGTTGCGTGGGATCCAGCAGTTACAAACATAAATCAAATATTTAGTGCAGAAAGTTTTTTATTTTGTTTGGATTCAGAATTTAAAATCCTAGATAAAGATGGGTCATTGCAGTTAGTTGGTGAATGGAAACAAAATTGGAAAGCTAAAACTCCATTCGGTAATCGCAAATTAGTATTTAGAAAACATGAATTGACGAGGCCATTGCCTAAAATTGATGTTGACTATGGTGTTGGTTCATTTATGGCAACAATTAACCATCCAGTGATGGCTGATGATAAATGGAGACAATTAGATGAATTAAATATCGGCGATAGATTGCATGGTATTAATGAGAAATATGTAATACAAAAATTATCAAAATTATCTGCCACAGAAGCTATATCTATTAGAGCATGTAATTCTGGAGCATATTACGGATGTCACAAAGGAATACCAATTTTAATCCATTGACTGTAGGCTCAGTTCCAACTTTAAAAGTTGGATTTACATCACCATTTATCCATAATAAAATTATCATTGATAAAAATCAGTTAGTTAGTTATTTTGTCAATCATAGTTTAAAGGAATGTGCTATTGCTTTCGGATGTTCAGAGATAACTATAAAGCGTAAATTACGGGGGTTTGGTATCGATACATCAATACATAACCATAGTCCTCTGGCATATCTTAAATCCACAAATAGAATATTGAATAAGCCAAGTGATGAAGACATTATTGATTTATATATTAACCAGAATCTAGATACTAAAAGCATTGCTGAAAGATATAATGTGTGTTTTAATACGGTTCGTAAGTGGGTTAGATCGCTAAAACTTAGAAAGAATGCTAAAGATGTTTATTTATCTATGAGTGCAAGACATTTCAAGAAATATGGCATAGTACATCCAGCTCAACGAGAGGATGTTATTAACAAAACTCGTTCTTCTTCAGCCATAATTATGTATACGTCACTCAATGGTACAAATTATAATTTTAAGTCGTTACATGAGTTATCGTATGCTTTATTGCTTGATCATGTTGGTTTAGAATGGCATTATGGTGAGATGAAGATACAGTATGTTGATAATATAACAAGCAAATGGAGAATTTATACTATAGATTTTACTGTGGTTAATAAAGATAAAGTTGAATGGGTTGAAGTAAAGCATAAAAACCAAGCAATTTGGTCCGATAGGCGAATTTATGCTTCAAGAAGGGCAGAAGATTCTGGTACAATATATCGGATAATTACAGACAAAGAAAGAGATGATGGATGGGAATTATTAAAATCTGGATATCGAAAAGACCTAATTAAATTTAAAATGCCATCTATCAGATCGTATAGTAAGCAGATTAATGTGTGTTTCAATTCTATTGATATGGCAGATTCGTTTAATATACCCTTTGGCTGGCGCAAACATACTCTAGTTAAACATAGCGATAATTTATTAATATTAAAGCTTAGGAAAAAAGATGATAAAGTTTCTACCATTTAAATGTTTTAAAGCTTTAACTGACTTAAGTACTGGTGAGATATTCATAAGTCAAACCGCATACAGTATTGTTGATTGTTTAATTAAACATGAACGGGCACATTTACTATCAAATGATGAGAATCATTCTGATAAATGGAAATATTATAGTGAACAACTTGGTTTAGATGATTATTCTTTTGAGAAGTTAGAAGTATATCGTAAGAGATTTGGTATTCCAACATATATAGCCGGGAATATTGGAAACATAAGTGGAATTCAAAATTTATTAACTGATTATCATTTATTACAAGCTTATCGTAAGTTCAGTCAAAGAATTTTATCAAATGAGGGTAATTGGGAATTCATGGTTAGCACAAACACAATTCGCTTGTTCCCAGTTCCAAAAGGGGCATTCCCAGTTGTTGTTGAGTATATTCCAGCAATTACAACTTTTAATTCACCACAAGCAAAAGAAGTTACATATCGCGCTTATCTTGCACAAATGAAAATTGCAGTTGGGCACGCAAGACGTAAATTTGGTGGTATCCCTGGACCAGATGGATCGACTATCAATTTTGATGGTGATGCTCTTGTGTCAGAAGGTAGAGAAGAGTACGAAAAAGCACAACAAGACGCAATTCTTCTTGGCACTCCATTAGGCCCTTATGTTTGGTAGTATTTTAAGATGTAGCGCATTTGTGCAATAATGATTTATCTTAAAGATTATAGAGGTAGGTTAGGTAATAATTTATTTCAGATCGCTTGTACAATTGGGTATGCAAAGTACAATGGTACAGATTTTGCTATTCCATTACAATTTAAATATTCAAACGAATTTACTAACCTTAAAAATAATTATTATGTATCTATAAGTCAAGATGTACAACATGACATTAAGTTGCCAATATTACCAGGATATATTAGTAAACATACAATAACGAATGCTGTTTTGTCTGGAATTGCAATACGTTACCAGAATGTTCGTTTGTTTGAAAATTATCGTTCTGATATTGTAAAATTTTTAACTCCACAGTGGGATGTTAAAAAGAATGATGTTTGCTGTGTCCATGTTAGACTTACTGATTATTTAAATGATGATGTTCGTAAGAGTTTAGTATTGCTTGATGTTGATTATTATATTAAGGCTATTAAATATGTGCAAAACATATATTCAAACATAGATGTCGTTTTGGTGACAGACGATCCAGTAGTTTGTAGACGCATGCTTGGGAATAAGTATCCAATAGTAAATGGTGATATGTTTGAAGATTTCAAGTTGATGATGTCTGCAAAAGCTGTAATAATCTCAAACTCGACATTCAGTTGGTGGGCTGCATATTTAAACATGTGTGCTGAATTAATTGTCATGCCATCAGTTTGGTATGGATATGCACACTGTGATAAAGTTGCTAAGAATGGTCTAAATTTGCAAGTATTGGGATGGCACATTTGTTAGCAAACGTATAATATGAGTTTGCTTATTTCAAATAAGCTGAAAATATGTCCAGGGAACATAATAATGCTTCCAGGATGTGAACCATTAAGTGAGTTTAGTTCACAATCATTAGCTGCAAATGTTTCATGTTCTAATACGTATATCAGTTTAGCTGATGCTATGGTTGCAATACCACAAGCTACAATTGATATGTTTATGAATCCAACAGAAAGGTTTTTTGTTCTTCCTGATGGTCCACCGTCTAAATATGGGTGTTCAGATTGTAATATGCAGGATGATTGGTATCAAATATTAAGAGACGCAATTCAGACACAACCAATTGAACAGCAATCTGGTAAATGTGACGTGTTCCCAATTCCGGAGTGCCCATGAATAATGATATAATTAAATTCTTTCGTGGTGTTTTGTACGAAGATGTTCATGATCAAGATATAATATTGTTTACTGTATATCCAGGGGATGAAGAACATATTTCAAATTTGAGGGTTGTTGGAACACAGTATGCAGTCAGTCGAGGTGTATCTGGGTTTGATGATAGTGGTGAGAGAGGTAAATGGGATGTTCTTGGTTTGCCAGCCAGAACGATAACTGGTATGAATGCACCTGTTCCATGGGTACTGTTTATGGACTGGATGTGGGATTTTTTAAAGAGGAAAGATTTAGAACCTAAACCATTAGAAAATTTTGGTGATACACTAAAACCATATTCACAATTGACTGTAAATCAGAAAAGACAAAGAAAATATGGAACGTCAATTCCAAAAGATGATGCAGATATTGGTTCAGATATTAAAAAGGATGTTGTAATAACTATTGAATCATTGGGCGAAACACAAGAAGATGCAATGCTTGAATTGCAAGATTTGTTAGATCAAGAAACACTACCAAATTGGTTTAATATAATACCAGACATCGAGAATGGTAGATGGTTTGTTAGGGTACAGATTGACACCCAGATGCCAGACCAATGGAAAGACAGGCTTGATGTTTTAAACAAACGTAAAGGTAGTGCGAGAAATAAATGGATAGATGCTGTTAACGAATTAGCGTCTGGCAGGACTAATACTAAACAGTTGGCTGTCTTGTTGAAGCATATGCTTGTCTATAAGCATGGATTTAATACTCCATTTCATGTTGATGTAATACCAGAGGAAGAATTAGATAAAGCTGTTGCTGTGATAAAATCATTGAGTTTAGGCGATGTTGTTAATTTTGTTAAAGAATGGAATAAGAAAAACCCAAAAACACAGCTTGCACCGCCAACGATATCAGTTGAGGATAAACCATTACGTGGGATGGATCAGATTGTACTATGGGGTAAAATAATGAATGGGGTACGTAGTTTAGCTGGTAAGCTTGGTACAGATGAAACTACGATGCTTATTGCTGTTGGAGATCATTTGATTTCAAATCATGGGTTTGTCAATTTTGATCTGCATAAAATGTCAGAGAAAGACATGAGACGAGCCTTTGAAATCGTACAATCTCTTAAACCAGAAGACGTAAAGCAATCTTTAAATGAAATTGAAAAAATTAAAGAGTTTACATCTGATGAAGCTTAATTACCTGATCGAAGATTGGCATCACAATGCTGCAATTATGTTAGGTCTTGCAATTGGATCTGATCACAAAATAACAGTTCAGAACACTAAACAATCAGAACAAGAATATGTGACATTTGTATCAACATGGGAAGGGTTTTCTAATAAAGTTTATGTTGATACGACAGGCAATAGAACTATTGGGTATGGGTTCAACCTTGAGAGAACTGACGCTAAGAAACTACTTTCTTTATATGGACTTGATTACAAAAAAATATGTGACGGTTCACAAGAAATGTCAAAAGATATTGCTTTTAAATTATTGTCGTATGATATTGATATTGCAAAAACTTTTGCTAAGAAATTCATATCAAATTTTGAACAGCTTCCAAACCGAGTAAAAGAAATAATCGTTGATTTGTCGTATAATTTAGGTGGCAGCAAATTTTCTAAATTTGTTAAATTTAAAGCTGCTATTGAGTCTAGTGATTACAAGCTGGCTGCTGAAGAACTTACAAATTCAAAATGGTCATTGCAAGTCGGTAATAGAGCTAAACATCACATACAAGTTTTAAAAAACATCGAGTAGTTTCATTTAAATATACTAATATGGGAATACATCAATTCGATTCGCCTCAAGATAAGTATATTAGCATTGATAATTTGCCAGATTTCAGATCTGATGTTGAAAAAATGTTGACTCCTATTTCAATATACAACCATGATAAACCGGATCTGGCGTTTGCTGAAAGAACGGCAGAAGAAGTTGTCAATGTATCTGGTGCAATTGTTACCGTGTATGCCAGAATGCCAAAAGGTGATTCTGAACAACTTGAAGTATGGGATGAAGACACAGATCCTGTATATGATAATGGCAAAATGTTTAAAGCATATTTCAAACCAGAACCAATATTAACAGAGTTGACAAAATGGGGCGTTGATGTACCAATTCGTGTTACGATTGTATTTACCAGAACTTCGATCTTAAAAATATTTGGCAACAGAATGCTACAACCAGGAGATGTTATACAAGCTCCATATAATTTACCAGACATGTTTACTAATGGCATAATGCGATTTAGAATATTAAATGCAGCACAAGAAGGATTTTTCATGTATAGGTGGTTATATATAAAAGCAACTTGTGAACTACTGACTGGTGATTCTGCTGTTAGTATTAAATTTAACAATAATGGGAACCCAGAGCTATGAACGAAGAAGTTTTTTCTAATATAAGAAATAGAATATCTGAAATAAGTGCTGATATATTAAAAAATGTGTCAGCATATGTTGTAAAGCAGCTTGAACAGAAATATTATCAAGTTTCAAAACCAATTAATAAAGAGACTGGTGTCATAATTGATATTGTTGATGGGTCTGAAATAGCGAAAAACATAAAAGTGTACAATGAAAACAATCGTGTTGTTGTATATATTGAATCTGGCACTGATGCTGATAAAGCAGCCAGAGTTCATGAGTTGTTTGGTACTGCGCCAATGCAAAATGTCAGAAATAATATAAAAAATCCAGGATCAGTTAACAAAATATTATCTGATAATGGTATTAAAGGAGCGAAGGCTAAGTAATGGCTATTTACGATTTCACATTTGGTCAAAATAGTGGGATGGCACCAGTTCAAACTCCATTGGCTGGAACATATGTTCAGCAGCCTGATTATCACGAAGATGATAGACTAATCAATAATGATATTAATTTAAATCAGCCAGAAGATGTTAGGTCGATGGTTGTAAAAGGTTTTTATTCAATGGATAAAGGGTTAAAAGAATATTTTAGTGATATTGATGTACCAACAGTTGATAATACGAGAAAACTTGAGGTGCGTGTTGCTGGTGGTGATAAGACATTTTTAATTTGGAAACAAGATTTAAAATCCGGTAGGATAAAATTGCCAGTTATGTCGATTAATAGAACATCTTGGAGATTTAATCCTGATAAATTTAGTCCACCATATATAAATATGACTAGGCGTTTTACTTCAGATTCTGATGGATCAAGGATTATTTTAACTTATAGGCCTTGGCCAGCATTGATTGATTATTCATTATCATTGTGGACTGAACGCAAACGTGATGCAGAATATGTTTTATACCAGATACAGACAAGGTTTAACCCATTGGCCGAATTCAGAATTGATGACGAAAGCGGATTACGCGGCACCGTAACAATGAAAATGAATGATGTTACTAACAATAGTGATATTGATATTGGTGCTGAAGAACTTGCAAAAGTTAGATATGATATAACATTGACAATGGAAGGTTGGTTGCCATTACCTGAGAAAGTACTACCAACAGTATTGGGAAAAGTTGGATCATTCCATGAGATGAATGGTGTATTTCTTGAACAGATAAATTCTACAGTATCGTATATTTCAGATTTCTTCAAGCCTTAAGAGTATATACAAGTAGGAGAATAATATGGCTAAGCAGAATGTTGAAGAAAAGTTTATAACTTTATATAATCGAATGAAAAATCAGGCGGTACAAATACAATTACGTGCGCCAAGTGGTGTTGATTTCTTCTCTGGCGAACAGACAATAACTTTGCATTGTGGCAAGACTGCACAATTTCCTGTATCAAGGTTATATAAAGATCAAGTGACAAATCATATAAAAGCTGGTCGTTTGACAATAGTGTCTGGCACGCTTGAATAATGGATAAGAATTTAATTAGCAAACATAGTTGTGTCATATTTGTGCCAGACAATCCAACATATAAATCTAGTATCACAGTTGTTTGTCCTTGTTCTGCAGTCGATTATGTTTCTGTTGAGAATTTCATAAGAAGAATAAAATCAAGACAAATATGGTATTGTAGGCAATGTCTTCTTAAGATAATGTCTATAGAGTCTAAAAATAATCCAATATATAATAATGACAAATATTGTAAGAAATTTGCCGATTTACATAAGAATGATTTATATAGACGTAAAGTTCATAATAAGTCAGTTAATTCTAAAATATCAAGTAGTTTGAAAAAAACATGGGATAGTGTTGATTTTAGAGATAAAGAGATTCGTGCGAGAAATTCTGA